ACAAGTAGAGGCCAAATCCGACATTAGGGTGATTATTTGGGTAGTTTTTAGGGGTTTAAGCAGGAATTTATCTTGTGACTTAGTAAGCGCATAATTAGTATTATACGATATATTAGTGAGGAACTCATCGCATAAAGGATACTTTTATGCTAAATTATCTCTAGAAAAACTAATCGTATAATAAGTTATGCCCAAAATCAAAGAAATTGAAGATTTTGTAAAATACCAAAAACACCTGAATAAATCAGAATCTACAATAAATAGTTATAAAAATGATATAATTGTTTTTGCCAGATGGTTTGATAAGGTCAACCATTATTCCTTTGTCATTCACAAAGTTACGCCAACAGATATTCGTCTATATAAGCAATATTTAATTGATAATGAATTCAAACCAAATACCATAAATCGCAAAATCCTTAGTTTAAAATATTTTATGCAATGGGGCTGGGATACTAAAAAAATGGAATATAGATTTCCGCTACCGAAACTAGTAAAGCAAAGTTCCATTACAGCTAGATGGCTAGACCGTCTTGAACAAAATACATTACTGAGATATTTTGAGAGATATGCCAACGTTCGGAATATAGCAATTATCAAAATTTTACTACATACAGGGCTCAGGATAAAAGAACTTTGTAACTTGAGGTGGAGGCATGTTACAATAACAAACCGTAGAGGTAATTTGGTTGTACATTATAGTAAAGGGGGTAAATCTAGAGAGATTCCTTTAAATAAATCAGCCAGACTCGCATTTGAATCTATTAATTATCAAGCTAACGTTGGTAGTGATAGTCAGATTTTTGTTGGTCAGAGAGGAAGCTTGACTCCAAGAGGCGTGCAGTTGATGTTAAAGAGAGTATTGGCTAATACAGATTTAGCCAATATTAGTCCTCATGATTTACGTCATAGTTTCTGTAAAAATTTGGTAAATAGTGGGGTTAGTCTTGAAAAGGTTGCGCTACTAGCTGGTCATGAGAGTTTAGATACAACAAAAATATATTGCCATCCTTCGAATGCTGATTTAAGTGAAGCGGTGGCTAAAATTAGCGAGGAAGAATGAGTAGAATAAAGATTTTATCACCGTACGAGATTAAAAAATTTGATAGTGTTCCATTATTTAATGATAATGAGAGACATAAATTTTTTGCTGTTTCAGCAAAAATAAAAGATAAATTGAATGGTTTAAGCGCGAATGATAGCAAAATAGGGTTTGTCCTACAATTAGGTTATTTCAAAGCAACTGGTAAATTTTATAGTGAATATAATCATGATGACAAAGCTTTTATTGGTAAACTTCTTGGTATAAATCTTGATGGTTACAATACTGGTTATAGTGAAAGAACTCGTCTTACTCATAAATTAGCAATTTTAGAAATGCTTGGTTATAAATCCTTTAACAAATCAAAAGCTTTGTTTGCAGGATTTATAGCAAATCTTATATCTAAACAAATGCATCCTCGCAAAATAATATTTGCCATGGTAGATTTACTTAGGGAGCAAAAAGTAGAAGTACCTAATTATGATACGTTTGCAAGAACAATCACTAGTTATCTTAATAAATTCGAGAAAAATTTAGCTTTAAAAATAGAAGCAAACATCACTAATGATCACAAAGATATTTTTGATAGTTTGCTAGAATCTGGAGATAATAGCGCTACAATAACTAAATTAAGGATAATCAGCCAATCAGTAAGACCATCAAGTATTAAGCAAAGTGTTAGTGGTTTTATACTTATTAAGAAGTTACATAATGATATAGCCGTGTTACTTACGAAATTAGATTTATCTACAGAAGCTATAAAATATTATGCTAATTGGGTTATAAAGGCAAAAACGTCACAAATAAAAGCAATAAACGATGATAATATTCGCTATTTATATTTGCTGGCTTTTATTGATCATCAATATAAAAATTGGCAAGATATTTTTATCGATACTATGCTAAAAGTCAATCAACAGCACCTAAATAAAATTGAAATGGCAGTTAAGGAATCTCACTCGGAATTTGCTGCACGTAACAGTAATTTACTTGGTTTTGTCTTAAGTGGTTTTGATAAACAAGCAGACCTTATTGGTGCAATAAAAAAAGTGGTTTATGATACGGAAACTAATAATAACAATAAGATTAAACAATTGAAGGTTATCTTATCCAAGGAAAAACAAGAAACTGATTCAGTAGCTAAAGTCAATGAATTGAAGAAAAATCTAGATCATTACAACCATAATAAGCAGAATTTAATAATTTTAGAAAGAGCATCACGCAAATTACAAAACAGATTAGCTGATATTGTCAAACATATTGAATTTGTTGTTGCAGGTGATGATTTGCGCGATGCAATAGTATATTATCAAAATAATAATTTAACTAAAGCAGCACCTAATAAATTTTTGCAGCAAAACGAGATAGAGATTATATACAATAATGGCTTTAATGCTAGTTTATATAAGGTCTTATTATTTATGAAAATAGTAGAGGCTATTAAATCTGGGGATGTTAGCCTTGCAAGGTCATATCGTTATATGCCTATAGAATCCTATTTAATTAAAGAGAAAATTTGGCAAGAAAGAAAAGAAGAATTGCTTGAGAAATTGGGATTACAAGAATTCGCTGATATAAATAATATACTTACAAAATTAAGAACCGAGTTAAATTATAAATACTCTCGGGTTAATAAGAATTTAGCAACTAATAAATATATTAAAATTAAAGAAGACGGTAATTTTTCTTTATCAACACCCGCCCCAGAAAAACCTCATTATGATTCCATTTATAAAATTATAGGTTATGACAACTACATACCGATTTTACAGATGATGTCTGAAGTAAACAATATGATAGGATTTACTGGTAACTTTAAGCATCATAAGGTTAAAGGAGTACAGCAGAAAATCTCCGACGAAACAATATTTGCAGGTCTATTTGCACTCGGCAGTAATATAGGCGTACATAAACTGGCTAACACAGCGGTAGGAGTGAGCTATAATAGTTTATTGCATGGTGTGAACTGGCATTTCTCGCTCGAAAATCTATATGCAACAAATAATATGTTAGTAGATTTTATGAGCAAGATGTGGTTACCAGAGCAGTTTCAAAAGGAACAAAATTTACTACATACCTCTAGTGATGGTAAAAAAAGATGTGTATCTGCTGAGTCATTAAATGCAAACTATTCCTATAAATATTTTGGTCATGGTCGCGGATCAAACATTTATACATTTATTGATGAGAGAAATATATTATTTTATTCTACAGTATTTAGTAGCTCTGAACGTGATGCAGCTTATGTTATAGATGGTTTACAACATAATGTAGGGGTAAAAAGTGATATACATTCTACAGATACTGAAGGCTATACAGAATTAGTATTTGCTCTATCACATTTAATGAAAACATCATTTGCCCCTAGAATCAAGAATTTAGGAACGCAGTATCTAGTATCATTTGATAAACAAGATGCTAATTACATAATTTCACCAAATCGCTATGTGAATGAAAAATATATGAGAAGCTGTTGGGATACAGTGCTGAGGTTATTAGCAACTATATTGCTTAGAGAAGAAAAAGCATCTACCATAATGAAGAGATTATCTTCCTATGATAAACAACACAGGTTATATGTTGCACTAAAAGAATTTGGCAGGATTATCAAAACATGTTTTATTTTAGATATTATAGATAATGTTGAATTACGTCAGCAAATAGAGAAGCAATTGAATAAAGGGGAATTGTCTAATAGATTCCAAGGGGCTATTGTCTTTGCTAATAACCAAGAATTGACACAAGTAGGCAGAGATGAGCAGGAACAAGCTGCGATGTGTCAAATGATATTACAAAATATTATTGTATTGTGGAACTACGTTAAGCTTACAAAAGTAATAATGACGTCTGATACTCTACAAAGGCCTTTCCTTATGGAAAACATTACTAATGGCTCAATATTAATGTGGAGACATGTCAATATGCTGGGAACTTATGATTTTAGAAATTTAGCAGCAAATGAACCAACAAATGTTGAAGAATTATTGAGTTTAATACTAATTATGCGCTTACTAAGTCACAAGATAAATTCCTGCTTAAACCCCTAAAAACTACCCAAATAATCACCCTAATGTCGGATTTGGCCTCTACTTGTCATAATACCCATATTTCGACTCTATATACTCATGATTAGTTGATAATCTTAGTTCTTTTATTTGTTCTCTATCAACTCCCATGGGGTTATAGAAATGAGGAGTTTGTTGCCAAACATGAATAACTAGCTGATTATGAAAAACCTTTTTGAATTTTGTTTCAGTCTCAAAGTCTCTACTAATTAGTTCTAATTCTTCTAGTTTGACTACTTTTTGCCTTAGGGTTTCCTTTGTAAAACCATATTTTTTAGATAATCTTTGATAAGAAGTACTTATGCCCTTTTTCTTTAAACGAGAAAAATATACAACATTACCTTTATTATATATTTTCTTAGGATTATGCCATGATCTAAATTCGTCCCAATATAAGTTAATCGCTAAAGTATCTGGCCTACCTCTTGAATCCACAATAATTGTGCTTAATTGATGTTTGTTTTTAAGGACGAGACTAGTGTTTTTAACTTTAATAACAGTCGGCTCAGTTTTATTATTAGATACAGCTTTCATGCTTTATCTCCTTTTTTGAGAGGAAAATTTAAAACAGATGATTTTGATTCTTTTTTATGACTTTGTATTCTTTGGATTACGTCATGTTTTAGCTGATAAAGCAGACAGTCTATTGTGGAAGAAAGCATTGTTTTGGGCATGCGTACCACATCGTATTGATCGATCAGATACTCAGACAACCCTTGTACAAAGAGATTAGACCCAATATTAAAACCCACCTCTTTACTGGCACGAATTCCTTTAGGCATCGTATTGTTATTATGAACGACAAATATATACTCATAGTTTTTGACGTTTTTACTATTAATTAATTCCCAGATTTCAGTGTGCCATTTCTTGATATCTCCGTTTATTTTTTTACTCATGCCACCCCTCCTAATTCAAGTTTGAGTAATTGATTGTGTCTATGTATTGAGCGAAACTCATTTATTGATTTGTCTAGTGATCTTTCGAAAGCATCAAACACCTCCTCGGAGTAAGATTGTTTAACTATGGTGCTTAATGCGTTCGCTAACATAATTATGGCATCAATATTTGCTAGGTTTGTTCCACTGAAGTGACCTGGGTGTTTTTCTTTTACACAAGCGCAAGATATTACATACCCCATCCCCTCTTGTTCAAAATAATTCTTAGCTCTCTTAAATGCCTTTTGTATTTCTTTTGTGTTTATGCTCATACCTCGCCTCTTTCTTTTAAAACCAACTCCATCAACGTTATTGCGTCATTGAAAAAAGCCAATGCCTCAGCTGTGCTATGCTTTCTACTACGTAAGTTTTCCATACGCTCTGCAACTATTATTCTTTGCTCTTTATCGCTCATAAATTACCTTATGTTTGGTTGATTAATTCCACGTCTCTTTTCATAATCTTGCCAATACTCTCTTATGACCTGAATACGTTTGCATTCAGCTCGAGTGCTTAACCAGTTATTTATTTTGAGTATAATTGAGAGGTGGATCATGTTTATGACTCTTGTATTTTGTTGTTTATATGGTTAATTCATTGCGCGTTTTATACTGTTATCGTTTAGCCAGATTGCAATAGGTTCGGTTGAATTATCTAATACAGAGCCTTCAAAAGTAATTTTTACTCCTATAGAAAGACAAAAAATTACAGACTCTGAGTCCTGAGAAAAAACTACATATTGCTGTTTCTTTTCTCCTTCCAAAAAAATTCTAGATTCTTGAGTCTCTATTTTTGTTACAATACCCCTGAAATTATCAACGCAAGAATGTGGGCTACAGAGATAGGAATATTTATTTTTAAAATCATCTATTTTAATCTTTCCGTGACGTTTTTTATATTTTGTTCTTATTTCTCTTAAAAAAATTCCTTCCCTAGCTAATCGTTTAAAAGATTGCTGAATACTATCGGGAGAAAAGTTTGTTCTAACTTCTATTATTTCATCAGAACAGCAACCTATTTCAAAACCATTACGAGCAAGACATGCAGCTACTACAAGCATATCAATTGTTTTGTTCTTAAAAATTTGTAAAAAATCATGAAAAAGAGGCATAGTTACTTTATTCATAAAAACCATAAAGAAGTTCAACTAAAAAAATATTATATGATATATTCAGAGCTGAAAAGCCGATAGATTCGGCTTGACCCTTAAGGAAAATTAACTAATAACAGTACAATGTATTTTTATAAAAAGTATGTTTATAATCACACTTTACTTTTGTATTACATTCTGACTTAAATATTGTATCTATAACTATGCCTTTAAATGCTATTGCACTTATTTCCTCCAGCTATATTATGAGAAACCGAAGCTACTTAAATGTTTTGGGATAACGAGTCGATTGAAGAAGAATGAAAAAGATGAGAGTATTACTTATAGAGGACGATAATTCGACTGCAAAATCAATTGAATTAGCACTTGCAAGAAATGGGATTATTTGCGACATAGCTCAAACTGGACAAGAAGGCGTAGATCTTGGAATGATTTATGATTACGATATAATCCTACTCGATTTAGTACTACCAGATATTGACGGCTACAAAGTAATGGAAAAGCTAAAAGCTGGGAAAATCAAAACACCTGTCTTTATTTTATCTGGGCTATCATCGGCAGATAAAAAAATTAAAGCCTTAGAACTAGGTGCAGATGATTATTTAACTAAACCTTTTGACAAAGCTGAGTTGCTCGCAAGAATGAAAGCAATTGTTCGGCGTTTTAAAGGACATTGTGAATCGACATCACAATTTGGAAATTTTACAATCAACTTTGATACAAGAACCTTAGATGCAAATGGCATACCAATTCACTTAACAAATAAGGAATATGCTATTTTAGAATTACTAGCTATGCGCAAAGGAACTGTTGTGACAAAAGAAATGTTCTTAAACCATTTATATAGTGGAGTGAATGATCCATCAATTAAAATTGTTGATGTCTTTATTTGTAAAATACGTCAAAAATTATCGAAAGCCTCTAGAGGTATCAATTGTATTGAAACTGTCCAAGGGTATGGTTATATGTTAAAAGATCGTCATCACCCCTTAGGATAAGTGGCAGTAGCATTTTTTATAACTCTTTCTAATACTTATTATAACAGTTTAACTTATTATCTACCTTCTCTTGGAACGATTACATTTTAACTAACAACAATATATTTTGCTCTTAACATATTTTTAACTTATAGGTCTTATAATCGCTGATTATAAGGCTGACAAAGTCTTGTAAAATCATTAATGGAAATGAGGATTGTTGTGGAAAGTAATCTAATCAAAGAAATTATTGCTACTCTTTCACAAATGGGGCAAGTGCAATATAGAATGACTAAAAATGGTGTTGAGTTATATAGATCAGACAAATTATTTGGTAAATTGTATAATGAACATCTGTATCTGTTGTACAAAGCTGATCAGCTAACCGAAGTATCTGAGCAAGATATGGGAAAATTACAAGTTATGCTAAAAAGTTCATATATTACCGCTGGCACTAGTTAAATATAAGAATTATCTGGATAAATTTTCTTAAAAATCTTATAATCAATTTTATTAATATAAACGTTACGAATTAAAGGTCATCTGTTCCTGAAAAAGTTTCAGACCATTAATTCCCTCTCAAAAGTCGATTCTGACTTTCTCTAAAGAAGTAGGACAAGCTAGAGAATAAAAGCTTTTCCTACTTCTTCTTAATAACACGCTCCTTATATCCTTACTTCCTTATATACTCATTTAAGGATAAATGTATAAGTTCTGTTATAGTGATTTCATGATCTAAGGCATATTGCTTTATCTTTTTATGAAAACTTTTTTCCATATTGATATTAGTTTTTACTAGTTGCTTTTGCCCACTCACCAGTTTTAATGCTTTTTCTTTTTTGACCGATGGTCTACCTGCTTTTAACATGTTCATATAATTGTTTTAATTTCCTCAAGAATTGCTGTTATTTCTTCAATAGCTTCATGGTTTTTAGGTTGATCAAATATACTTTTCCCTTCTGCCGCTGATTTTGGATAAACAATTCTTTGCGAAGTGCTTGCACACATAACTGGGAAACCATAATCTTTTAATGCTACTAAAACATCTTTGCTCAATGTGGTATTAGCTATCTTTCTACTAATACAAAAATAAGCTTTGGGAATATCGTTGTTAATCTGTTGCCTTTGTTTAATAATATCTACTAAATCCGATGATGCCCAAATGTCGTACGGCGAAGGTTGAACAGGAATGATAACTAAATCAGCACATTTAATAGAACTAATTGCCATATCAGTTAATTGGGGAGCTCCATCAATAACAACCCAATCAAACTTACTAGCTATCTTACCTATATTTTTATCCAATGTAGGTCTATCTAATCCTATAACCGGTAAATCGCTATTACCAACTGCGTGCCAATCTCTTGCTGAACCTTGTGGATCGGAATCTATAAGCAACACATTTTCATTATCCAAATGTAATTTTGTTGCGATGTTAGTAGCTAATGTAGTTTTACCTACACCGCCTTTTTGATTTAGAATAGCAATAACTTTCATAAAAATATCCTTGTTTAAGGAGGTGTGTAATTCTTTATATCCTTATTTTTTCATTTAAGGAAGTAAAAATGTCCTTATGTCTTTATTTAAAATGAATAGTCACATCTTTGATATAACCAATTTTGCAATGAACGTCTTCTCGAAGAGAATTCAGGCCATCATAAATTTGCACACCTTCGTTGTACTCTAATATTCTTCCGTAAAAAGATACCTCTTGATTTGTTAAACCTTGACGAGCTATATCAAACAACGGCTCTGTAGCTTGAGTTTTTCCAATATAGATATGATCTGCAATAGGTAGACTCCTAAAGTTTGCAAAAGATACTTTTTTTAATGATAGTTTTTCTTCTGACAAGCCAAAGTGGTTAGTATCCAAAGTTATCGTTCCAACAATAGCTTTGAAATGCCTAGTGCCTTTCTCGTATTGTTCTAATTCTTTTTTCATAATGCCTCTAATTAATTAATTTTTCTAGTATTCCAAGCACTGACAGCCTTTGGAAGCCCTCAGTAGTCCTATTTTCTAAGTCATGCACTTTGCATTCTACTCTCCTTAAAAAACTCTCTCGTTTAGCGTATCGCCTTTCTTCCTCGGTAATATTAGCTTTAATTTTGAAATTAATATTATCGGTTTTGACAGCGTCTCGCTTCTCACCTCCCAGACATTTGCCAAAATAGGATATGAATAGGGCTTTAGATTTGAAGGTTCGATCTACCCTTTTTGACATGTCTAGGAGTATTTCATTCATTGCAGTTAAGCAAAACATACGACCAGATTTGCTTTGTAGTTTAGCGCAATCTTTGTTGTTTAAAGGGTAATGATAAGCCAAGTTTTCTGGTTCTTTGTATTGTTTAAAATGATATATTCTTGCTTTTGTCTGTGCGATAGTAGGCTTTTTCCGCTTATTAGAGGGTTTTTTATTGAGTTTAAGGGGGGTGTTTGGTGGAAATTCACTAATTTGAGATTCTGTACTTTCCTCAGTTTTTTTACTTTCAGAATTTTGCAAAAAATTAGATTCAAGATCTATATCTTCAATATTCTTGTTATTTTGTATATGTATATGTAAAGGCAATTTGTTGCCGTTTCCTTTTTCCTCTGTGGGGTATAGTTCATATAGTATTGCAGGGGTAAATTTGAATAAATAATATCCCTTAAAAATCCTACCTTTAACTCTAATAAATTTACGATGTTTTATTTTCAAAATTCCTTTTAATTCATTCAAAATATTTCTATTTTGTCGAGCTTCACAGCCAGTAATTTGCGATATGTATTTACTGTTTAGCAATACAGTCTCTCCTCTTAATAATTTTTGAATTACAGGAGCTAGTATTTTTTTTGCTTTATCGCTCAAATACTTAGTTTTCTTAGTGATCTTCCTATGATTTGCCTGATAAGCTCTTTCTATAGTATCAAATGACAAGTATTCTTTACGATATGTAGCATTAGGATTTATGAAGCTATATATCAAAGCCGATACTTGGTGTTCTTGGTAGTTGGGAGCTTCTAGCTCCTGTGTTTGTGCCAAACAAGCCACATATTTTCTCCATTAGTTAATATATTTTTATATTTCAGCTAACTAACGACAAAAATTTGCTTGACGAATAGGTATTACTTTACTATTCTCACAACTGTCGTTAGTGAGTTTGTCGTTAGTTAGTTAAAAAAAACGGTTGACGCCTTGCTACTGCAAAACGCCTTGATGTTTGAGAAAGTTAAATTAAGAGACCTGCAAGAATTTTAATAAACTTTCCTTATAAATATCCAAATACCTTAAAATTTCTTACATACATTCTCCATATAAATTAAAAAATCCCCTCTAGGGACGTATTAACCATAATGCGTTTTTATGCTTAGTCAATATCAAAATTTAAGTTATTGAAAAGTTTTTATTAAGTATTATATTACATTAAATAATAATTTGTTAGAATATAGAACAATGGATAAGAAAAATATGTACATAGAAGCTATACAAAATTGTGACTTATACACGAATAAACAACGTAGTATTTTGTCTACTTTAGTACAAGTGGCTATAGATGAAGTTGCCACAATTTCACCTCGTAATTTATCTGAAATATCTGGAGCAACACAACCTGTAGTGTATAAAGCAATTAGACTTTTCGAAAAAGAGAAGCTTATTCAATCTTTAAATACCACAAACAATAAAAGAGGAGTTTTCAAACTGCTAATACCAAAGCTTGATGAAATTGAAGAAATATATAAAAAAACAAAAAAACTTAAAAATAAATAAAAAAATACTTTACAAGTCAGATTTTCCACTATATACTTACCTCATAAGCAAGGCACAAAAAAAACGCCCTAAGCTCGAACTTAAGACGTTTTCCTTGTCTATAAAAACAATCGAATAAAAGAGAAACTAAAAACTTTTATTCTTAAACTTTTAACAATTCCCGTATGAGGAGGAACAAATGGATAATACCCAAGTCACGCCTTTTTTCAAGGCAAAAAATCATAAAAGTTATGAGGAGCTAAGTGTTGCACAGGCAATGTCACGCTTAAATAGCGTAAAGTTTGACGAGTATAACGGGCATGGTAGAATAATTAATAATAATAATTATGAAGCCACAATGCCAGATAAAGTCATCACACCTAAAGGGGCTATGCAGGGTCTAGCGAACCTTGAGGCTTTAAAGGAAGCTTTGACTATCTTTTTTCAAAAAAATAGTACGAAAGAATTATCTAACAATATCAAGACAGTACCTACGTTTTTTGAGCCACAAGTTGAGAAGGTAGAACTCTCTGACGATACAAAAGCAACATTTTCTAGGATTGGTGCTAGAGCAAGACGTGAGTTTATCGAGGAGCAAACAGCAAGAGCTTATCAATATAATATTCCTTACGACGTTCATAATGTGAATTTTCTTGAACTAAGTCAAAAAATTGACGAATACGAGGAATTACTTAAGAAAGCAAAAGACTATTGTATAGATTGGGACACCTCGGAATATGACCCAGTGGCTTTGCACCAAGAAATAGAGGAGCAAGAGCGTAAAGTATTATATGAGAATGACGATCTCTATGCTTACTTTGTCCACAGTCGTGGTTTGGAGGTGTAGTTATGTTAAATAACATAAAAGATTGCAGAATTACCCGCGCAGAACTTTCTACTCTTCTTTGGGGTATTACAAGCGATATATCTACTCATAGTTTATCGATGTGGCTAAAATCAAAAACTAATGATGAATTTGTAGTATTGCCAAGATATTTTATTTTGGAATACATAGAGTTTTTAGAGACTGAGCGAAATTTAAATAATTTAAAGGTATATTTATGAGCAGTAGAGAAGAATGGCTATTGATGCGAAAAACTTATTTGGGTGGTTCTGATATGGCAGCTATTTGTGGTGTACCTAGTTTTAAGAAAACTGCCCTTGATGTGTATTTCTCTAAAGTAAATCCAGAGATTATCGAGTTAACTAAAGATGATCATAATTATGAAGCTGCTTATTGGGGAGCAAAACAGGAAAAAGATGTAGCAGAAAGATATGCAGAAGAACATAATGTAGAAGTAACAATAGAGCCTAAGTTAATTCGTCATCCTAAATATCCATTTATGGCTGGCAATATAGATCGGTGGGTCGGTAATTATGAATATATCTTAGAATGTAAAACAGCTCATTTTATGAAATCCAAAGCATGGGGCGATGAAGGAACCGATCAAATCCCTGAATCATATCTTGTGCAAGTAGCCTGGTACTCTGCTATTTGTGACGTACCAAAAGTAGATATTGCTGTTTTAATAGGAGGACAAAATTATCGTGAATACACATACACTAGAGATCAAGAGCTAGAAGAAAAACTCATAAAGATAGCATGTAACTTCTGGCATAATCACGTTGAAAAACGAATACCACCAAAATGTAGTAGTTTAGCCGATACGTTTAATTTGTTTCCTGTTGGTAATAATAAGGAACTAACTGCTAGCGAAACTATTACTCAAAAAATATACGAGCTAAAAACGTTAAGAGAGCAAGAGAGTAGTATCCAAAAGGCAATTGATGCACTAAAGGTTGATATTCAAGAGTTTATGCAGGACTATGATATACTACTCGATAATAACGGCTGCGTAGTTGCTACTTGGAAGAATACTGCTCCTAGGTCGTTCTTTGATACTAAAAGGTTAAAACAAGAATGTCAGGATATATATTTCAAATATATTGATTATACTAAAGGATCAAGAATGTTTTTAATTAAATAGGGATAATCAGCATGAACATTATAGAAGCGGTAAAAGCGGCTTATGAAGGTAAGAGAATAAGACGTAAAGATTGGTTTTTTATAGACAAAGAGGTATGTGTCTATATTTACGGCAATCGTGGTTTCAATGGAGAAATAGTCGAATTAATCCAACATATTGAAGGCTCTAACGAAGAGAAGTTCGCTACTTTTTTAGGTGAGGATATTTTAGCTGATGACTGGGAAATACTGGAGGATTAAGTGAAGAATATACAGATTGTTTTAATGTTCATGTTTCTAACGATAATAATTAAATAAATGAGGATAAAATGAAAAATACCGATAGTTTAAGAAATTCAAATCTAGAAGAGGTAAATCCATGGGATTTGTTAGATAATCTTGTTTTATCTAATGTTAATAAATTTAAAAAAATATTAGAGGGGAAATAATGACTAATATAGTAGGAGTAAAAAATACATTTTCACTAACACCTAGTAGTTTAAAAGAAGCTATGGAATATGCGCAGATAATTGCGAATAGCACAATGGTTCCAAAGAATTATCAAGGCAAACCGGGGGATATATTAGTTGCGGTGCAAATGGGAGCTGAACTTGGGTTAAAACCTATACAGGCGCTACAAAATATAGCTGTAATTAATGGCAAACCCTCAGTATACGGTGATGCTCTACTTGCTCTTGTACAAGCACATCCGTCATTTGAGGATGTAAAAGAAGCATTTGATGAAAAAACAAATACTGCCTTCTGCACGGTAAAGCGTAAGAACCAAGATGAATATACAGTTAGCTTTAGTAGCGAAGATGCAAAGAAAGCAGGGCTTTGGGGAAAAGCTGGACCATGGAGTCAGTATCCTAAAAGAATGCTACAGATGAGAGCTAGAAGCTTTGCTCTTAGGGATAAATTTGCCGATGCACTTAGTGGCTTGATTATGGCAGAAGAAGCTCAGGATTATTCTACTATCTCAGACGTTACCCCAAAAACTCAAACTCTAAACTCCAAACTAGATGAATTAATCAACGATCAAGTTCAGGAGGTTAAAGAGGTGGTTACGCCTGTTGAAAAGGCAAATCCTGAAAAACTTCAAGAGCTTGGGGCATTAGTGCTTACTCATAACATTTCAGATGAAATTATTAGTAAATGGTGTAATAAAGCTGGCGTTTCCTCAATTAATGAGTTAGATAATAATAAGATAGAGTTATGTATTAATTACATTAATACTCAATATTCTTATTCAGATAAAACAGATGATTTAGTTGCTTAAAATAATAGCTGCTTTTATCAAAAAACAAACCTATAATCGAAAATTTAGAAACAGAATTATAGAATCTATTATGCAAGAAATGTATAGGTACAAAGTAGGGAGTTTATTTGCAGGGATTGGTGGTATTGACTTAGCATTTTTACAAGTTGGTTGTAAAATAGAATGGGCGAATGAAATTGATGCAAATGCTTGTAAAAGCTATGAAAGAAATTTTGATCATAAAATAATTTGTAAAGATATAAAAAACTTAACTTCTGAGGAATTAGTACCAATTGATATTTTAACAGGAGGTTTTCCTTGTCAGGCTTTTTCTATAGCTGGTCATAGAAAAGGTTTTGCCGATGAAAGAGGAACTGTTGTTTTTGAATTACTACGGATTGTTAAAAGTATATTACCAAGGGTGGTATTTTTAGAGAATGTAAAAAATCTCAAATCTCATAACAAAGGAGAGACTTTTAAAAGCATTTTGCAAAAGATAACAGATTTGGGGTATAGTAATAAATATGCAGTGCTAAACAGTTGCGAATACTCTAACATTCCTCAAAACAGAGAAAGGCTGTACATTGTATGCTTTAGGGATAAAAAAGATTATGAACACTTTATTTTTCCACAAAAATCAAGAAAGTTATTGTCAGTTAGGGATTTATTAGATAATAAAGTTATGGATAAATACTATTATAACAATAGTAAATATTATCCTATATTAAAGGAAAGTATGACGAACAGTAATACTTGTTATCAGTGGCGTAGACATTATGTTAGAGAGAACAAAAGTAATTTATGTCCTACCTTAACGGCTAATATGGGTACTGGCGGGCATAATGTTCCTCTAATATTCGATAAAAAAGGAGTAAGGAAATTGACACCAAGAGAATGTGCTAGATTTCAAGGGTTTCCTGACAGCTTCAAGTTGAACACTAATTTTGCTGACTCTGTATTATACAAGCAATTTGGGAATAGTGTTAGTGTTCCAGTGATTAAGTTGGTAGCAGAAAATATTTTACAAGCACTAAACGGATAATGTTGGATACTAATAAAAAATGGGTAATAAATTTAACCGATCTTGAGAACGGTATTTTTCGAACAATGAACGGAAATGCTGATGAAATGATAGCTATAGGTAGAATAATCAAGGCTGGTTTTCCATGTTCTAGAGTGGATGTAACAAATGCAAAATATGATGCTATTGTTGACATAGGAGGTTGCAAAAAGTTACTGAGAATACAAATAAAAGGCACTGGTACTGATACGGTGAGTTTTGTTGGTGGATATAGAAGCGGTAAGCAAATCTCAAGAGAAGCTCCTAGCAGGAGTTATAAATATACAGAGAAAGATTGCGACTTAATTATTGGGATTGATACAAATAATGGAGAATGCTATATAATTCCAATTGCGGATATAGAGAATTGGAGTAAATCTAGAAGTTTTAAAAATTTACATAGTTATAGAGAAAATTGGAAAATACTAATCGATTTAGCTAAAAACAAAGATTAACACAAAATGAGAATAAAAATGAATAAAAGCGAATTTGTAAACTACATATCAGAAAAACATAGTTGTACTAAGATAGAAGCGGAAAAAGTAATAGATATGTTTGTCTCTTCTGTAATTGATGCACTTGGTGCTGGTAACGAAATATCTCTAGTAGGGTTTGGTAGTTTCTCAGTTAGTAAAGTAGCAGCTAGAACTGGTCGCAATCCTCGTACTGGGGAATCTTTAAAAATTGCCGCTTATAATCAACCGAAATTTAAAGTTGGCCAGAAGCTTAAAGATGCAGTTAATCCCAAATAAACAAATTACTTATGAGTGAAGTTATAGAAGCTGAAAAGCTAAAACAAATTATCAATAAACTAGAAACTATCGAGCAAGAACGCATAGAGTCTGCTGATTTGCTTAAGGATGTCTTTAATGAGGCTAAATCAATGGGCTTTGATGTAAAGATTATCAAGCATGTCTTAAAACTTAAGGCGAAAGATAAAGACGCTTTAGCAGAGGAAGATAGTCTTATAGAACTATATCGTAGTGCTTTAAATATTTAAAGCTAATAATTTTAATCAACAGAATTAATATAATGCAAAAAAAGAAATCTAACAAAGATCCAAAAGTTTCTAAATTTGATCCTAACGAGTTATCACATATGTTCTTTGACGCTATAGGTGTGGGCGTTGCTACGGATTCCACAATGGATCATTCTATAGGTCAATTGGCCTCTTCTGCAATGACCACAGCTATTGAACTATCAAAAATAGTTATTGAAAATAGGGTACGCAATACAGAAAACATGATTGACGAGGATATTTATAAGATTTATAAAAAATCTTTTGCAACAATCATTACAGCAGTTTCTGTAACAGAGAATTAAGCATTATTAACAAATAATAAATATGAAAACAGGTAAAATTAAGTGGTTTAATGCTGATAAGGGTTACGGTTTTATAGAACAGGATGGCAGAGCAACTGACATTTTTCTTCACGTTTCTGAACTAGCTAAAACAGGTCTTATCGATATAAAACCGGGACAAAAAGTTAGTTTTGAACTTGAAAATGTAAAAGGAAAAATCTCTGCTATAAATATTAAATTTCTTTAAATAAACATTAACATATTGTTTTCCAAAAATCGCTCATTTCAAACCTTCTTTATAAATTATATATTTAGCTTTAAAGAGATAAAGCTCGTTTAACCAATTATTTAAGTTAGTGCATTTAATAGATTATCCAGGTGTTTTATAGTTTTTTCTGTAAACGTCATATTTCATGAGAAAAAGGAAATATTTATTTTTAAATTCATTGATTGAATCACATTTATCCCGTGGTCTGCATAAATAATCTAGCTCTGTTGCGACTTCGTAACTTAAAAAATCTGGGGCAGTTGGAAGATCAATCTCAGTAATAATTTTATTTTGACCCTTTGCTAAGCACCCGCTTAATATCATCATCAAGGCTAGTAGGTTTATAATTTTCTTCAATTTTTAATATCTCTTTTTTAATAGTTAATTCATTTTCCTTTGCTAAGTTTTCTTGAGTTAAATCATTATTCTCAAGGCTTAAGTCTTTGTTTCTTTTTAAAATATAAACAGTAAAGAAAGCAACGACCATATAACCAACATTTTTAATATTACTGAGTAGAAAATTAAACATTTAAACCCCTATAACTTTAGTTGTTGAAAAATCGCTTTTTTTTATTTGATCATTTAATACTAAGTCAAGCAGGGCAAGGCTGTCAGCCTCATTATGATCAACTGGCGAGAAACCTTTTTGTCTTACAGCATCTATTACTTGTTCTTTAGACGCATTACCTTTGCCAGTAATATGTTTCTTAATTGTTCCAACGGGAATACCTTGGTAAGGTATTTGGTGATGTTCGCACCAAGCTGTCAGATGAGCCAAGAACCCGCCGTATTTATGAGCCGCATCAACTCCTTTATGCGCCCTGACTTCTTCAAAATAGATCGCATCAAAGTTAGTAGTAGAATTCTTTAACTCGGTAAGCCATTGTTTAAAACGCAAAAATACCATGCCACCACCTTCAAACCTTTTATTGTGAAAACTAGCTACACCAGAAATAATAACACCTGATTGATCTTTTATTGCAAAGCCAGTAATAGTGCCAAGATCTAATGCTAAAATTGTTTGTTGTTTTACATTATCCATTAATATATTTTCTTTAATCTTGTAAATGATTTAAGCGTATGCACGATTTAGCCATCCTTTTAAAAAAACTATTTGTTTGGGATTGGAGGCGACTAAACCTCTATAAAAACCTGCTGACTCTGATTTAAGCGCTACCGTTAACAGCTTAATACTAGTTATATTAGCGGCGTTTAAAGTGGCAGGGCCAATTATTCCATCATCGATAATATCTTTATTCCCGCAAGCTCTTAATGCTCGTTGTAGTAATATAGCTGCTTGTCTAGTACCCATATTAATTGACATATCAAAAACACGACCGGCAATGCTAATATTTTCTATATTTTTGTAAGGCTGATTATCCCAAAAATCCCTTTTATAAATAGCCTTTGCCTGTTCTAGGGTTAGGTTCTTAATATTGAGTTCAGGATAACTTCTTTTGCTAATACCAAATTTGGTCTCTGCTCCTTTATCACTTGGGTTGTTAACATATTCACCCTCGTTCTTTAGGGAATTATCAATTATTTGGTTGAAATTTAAATCTGTATTCATTTTTTAATTGTCTCAACTATAGCTTTTAAAGAATCGTTAGATGAATTGATATTTTCAGGAGTAAAATCTATATCCCTGCCAGTGCTTTCAAAGATAAAAATCTCTCCCAACTGCTCTAGTAGATTATCGTTACCAAAGATGTAATGAGAAAACATGCAGGTAGCCAGAATCGATCCCAGTAAAAAAGATTTATTACAAATCAATGATTTTAAGTAATTAAAAATTGTAAGCATCGGTATTATCTCTCTATATCACTAATATATATTAATGATACTAAGCTAAAAAACTGACGGCAAATTTTCCAAGCAAAAACTAGTGACACTTCTGTGAAAAAAGTAATGCACAATTTCTGTTAATAAAAATGTGTATTGCTTTTGGTTTTAATTGAATTTAATGGTTGCACTAATATTGCCTAGAAATTAGGCACGCATAGGAGGATAAAGATGACGGCTACCACCCCTATTTATTGTAGTTAATTTCCTTGTATATCCTGAGAACCTGTTACTCTATAAAACATCCCATTACTTTCACCTGTATTTGGTGCATAATTTGATTTTGCTTTCGAATTATATTGATCTACTTTTGAAAATGAAGTGCCTATATTGATATTTGTTGCAGCAGAAGTTCCGTTAGAGGATAAGTCGCAATTGTTTATAGTAACAGTTGAACCTGAGTCAATATATAAGGCTCTCGTCTGATACGATTTAATAACACAAGCATCTAATAACACTTTTGCACTACTGGTGATATGCATAACTTCTGTACCGCCCTCGATAACACAATTTTTAAACTCCACGTCAGAATTACCGACTGTAAACAATCTACGAGGGGTAAAATCAGTGTTTTTAAAAGTTACATTGTTTAATCTCCAAGCTGACTGACTGGATAAATGAATAAAAGTTACGTTGCTAGGGAAGTTTTTACAAGTAACTATAGTATTTTCTGCTATATTAAAACATTCAGAAGCACCCTCTACACCAATATAATTGCTGCTTGGACTATATGTTATCAAATCAAAATTAATAATATTATTATCACCTCTTAAAGTTATCCAACCTAGTTTCCTATTTGAAATTATCAATGCGCTTGTTTTTGTGAGAGTATCTTTAATTAACAGCGTAACTTGTCTACCTCCTCCATCTTTACCAAACTCCTTAGTTAAATTCGTCACGGCTTCAGCTAAATTTTTAAACTTTTCATTTGCCCCCACAGTAAACTCAAAAATATTTTGCGGAGGAATATAAGGCTCATCTGGATTATCAATACTTGGTACAATAGGCTCTGAGACAGTTGGATCTTGAACTACATACCTATCTCTTATAAACGCCCCATTTGCGGTCGAGTAAATAGCATGTACAGGTTGATTAGCATATAATGGGGTCAAGACAAAATTTTCTATGTCACCATCAATAACAAACTTACTATCTAGTCCGTCTATGAATATCTTGGTCGCCCCCTTTGTATCCTCAGTACATCTAAAAGAAATCGACATACCGTCATAATAACTAGTTTTTGTTAAACCGATAGAAGATACTAAATGTATATCGGTATAGCTCTCGTCAGTGGCTATCTCGACCAAAATTACTTTATATTCATTACTGTAGATATTTTGTACTGATCGTAAATCATTAACTCTATGAAATTTATCAGTAATAAATACCCCCTCTACGTAATCATCTACTTGTAATCCCACTGTAACAGTAGTTTGATACTGGACAAAATCTTTAGCCGTCAAACTGCCTACTTTTATTTTAACATTCCCTGTACTTGTAATGGGCGAGACAAAGGATATTTTCATACCGACAAAGTAACGAGGTATTCGGGCGTTATTGGCTGGTGTTAAAATTATTGTATTAGCATTAAGTGGATCTACTATTGCTACAAAACCATCTATTGCGGGGTTACCTATACTTTCGACAAGATCAGTATAGTTAATCTTCTTATCCGTACCGCTAGTTGTTTTTCTGACGAATAACAGATCTCCTTCTGAAATCTTATTAGTGCTTTCTAATTCAGTAATTTGTTTTCCTGCCATGCTATGATACCACGTTGCCAGTTGTTATATTTTTCCATACCACGGCGTTACTATACGCAAGTATTCCTCCGCCAGAGTCGCTTACAAATACTATTTGAGCAATATTATCAACAGCAGGCGGTAGTGTGGCAATAGTATAAATCTTAGGACGATTTAGATGATAATCATGATACTCCAAGACCTGATTAGTTTGACGACCTAGCCAATTAAAATGTTGCCTAGGAGGTACTTCGTTTAAATCCCAACCTAAATCTTTTTTTTGTTCAGACGGCTCATAAACATTAAGCTCATGATTAGTGGGGTTTTCTATTTCTAAACTGGCCCATCTTGGGAATATCGGTTTTACTGGTTCAGGCATAATTAATGACCTCTGCTAAAGTTCCGCCGCCAACTACGGCTTTTGATGTTAATATAAACTCTCCAAATCCAAAACTGCCTATTGAAGCAGATACTGTATCTGCTTCTGTTAATACTTCCGAGATTTCAGCAATCTCATTAGCCTCAAGCTTTTCTGCTGGAGGTAAATCTACAATAAAATTCACTAATTCGCTGGTAGATTCACTGAATCTAAATAGATTGTCCCCGCTACTAGCTGTGACAATAAATTCACCAACGCCCATTGGTTTTATAGAGTTTATTAAACTTCTGATATTCAATAAACCAAGGTCTACTTGTGGGGGGATAACTTTGCTAGCTTGTATGAATAAAGAAAAATTTGCAGGATATACCTCACTATATTCTATTTTCCTTGGGGTATAGAGTATTCTAATTGCCGAAATGATATCCTCAGGAGTACCGCCGCCGTTATTGATCAAGGCTCTTATCAAGATGGCAGTGCGGTAATCATTATCATTTTTAAAATTACGAGAGTCCCCAACGATACTGCCCATCAGGTCTAATGTGTAACCAAAAGCACTTGAGATAAATCTCTTTAACTCTAAATCTAAAAAAGTGTCTTCTACTCGTTGCAGTTGAGTTACCAGAGCTTTGGTCAAAGATGATAGAACAACACTCTCTTTGTATTGCTCTAAATCATAGCTTTTTATTGCTTGTAAATGATTTTCAGGTTCTGGTAGTGGCTCGGTGTTCACACTAATACCTCAATCGTGATTTTATTAATATCAGTAGTTACTATTTGAGAAGGCAAGACTATTATGTTTTCAGCTGCAAGAGCAGGGATATCGGTCTCCACTAAAGTTCCCCCTATTGTTATGCTTGCATTAGTAATACCATCTACTGCATAAACCCCTGCAAAGAGAGATTGATATATTACAGGTTCACCCAAGTTAACCTTTAATATTTGATTGACGATATTTTGCTTTATAGCCTCTATAGAACCCGGAATAAAATCACTATTTTTTGTAATAATAACCTTAGCAAAGACGTAAACTTTTATTGACCTAGAAAAATGTATAATTTGGTTCTTACTTTCTGAATCAAGTATAGTTATTTCTGTATTTCCATAAGTTTTTATGCCAGCTGGTTTTGCAAGCCAGATCATCTTAGCAATACTTAAGTCTGCTCCGCCTAAGACTAGTGCTTCAAAACTCTTAGAAGGCAAACCATTTATATCAGTTGCATCTGTAACATTCTCAAGTATTTTTACCGAAGTGACACCAGTTATATTTAATAACCTAGCTCTCATAGCTTCCACAGTTCCACTGCCAGAGAATTTTATTGATTTTATTCTTCTGGCTCTTAGCTCAATATCAGTCTCTAGATCACGACCAGTTAAACCAGCAACTCGATTACTAACCGATATCCAACCAGCTATAGGTGTCTGGATAATAGTTACACTCTTTTCAGGAATGGCTATTGCTCCTGTTTCTTTTGCAATTAAATCTACATTAGTGGTGCAGCTATTAATTGCTATCTCTTCTGTAGCAAAACAAGCAAATAAAGACAAGTAATCTACTGATGTAATAGTTAGTATAGACTCTGCCCTAGTCACGCTCAGACTAGTATTTACAGCAATTAATAACTTCAAGCCTTCTGCAATGTCCGCAGTAGTTTCTAAAAGCTGTTTTTCATAGGTATATTCAATATTATTTATTATTATTTTATATTCAGGAAGCGTATTATCAATAACTTCAAGTGCTATAGAATTACATTGCTCGTTATTAACCGTAATATCTTGAGGAAATAACAAAATATTATTTGTGTTTTCTATTAAAACCTCCGACCCTTCTGGAATAGTAGTGTAGTTAATAGCGCTAACTTGTGCCGTAACGCTTGAATACGTTGCAGATAACCTCTTTATACCATTATAATCAGCTATACCGTCTAAACTGTACCCAGTTGCCGTATTTGGATAGCTTGCATTATATATTTCCTCAGCCTTTAAATCAATTTTAGCTACCTCTATTAAAAAGGTATTTATTAAAACAGAAAATACCGATGGCGGAGTTAAATTAATGCTCCCAAGCGCTCCTGTCAAAGCTTCCTCTACTTCTGCCACCATAATATCAAAAGGCTTAGTCTTGTATCCTTCTGGCGTTAATCCGTATTGTTTGCTCATAATTCAATATTTATCTCATTACTTAAATCATCAATAATAGTTAGTTTAATGCTAAGAGTTCTAGTAGCATCATTAAACTCTATATTGAACTCTGTTAGATCTTTGACCCCATCAACCGCTCGAATGGCATTTACAAATACGCCGCGAACAGTATCAATTGAATTCTTAGTACCTAAGATATCTTCATAATAAGGTACGCCCAAATCCCGATCTAAAAACCATTCACCTTTAAACAATAACAAGGCTTGTTTCACTCTCTGGGCAACAGCTTGCTGGTCACTTGTCAATTGAAGATCAAAGTCTATAATTGCTAAATCATGGCTACTAGATAGTAATAAGTCTTTTTTAAACATAATATCTAATTTGTTTGACCTGAATTCGTCGGTACTTTAGTAACCGTGCATGGACCATCTGGAGCAATAACGGTTGTAACATCTTGATATGTATGAGTATGCGTCTCAAATATTTTTCCATTAGATATTAAGTTAGCACCGCTGTTTTCTATGCCGTTTTGACTGGTTAATTTACCTGTCAGCAAGCTAGTACCCGTTACCTCAAGCATACCGTCTATCTTCATGTTACCTTTTTGAGTAAAATTAGGTGTCTCTGTATCAATAGTACCACTTGCTTTAATACTAGCATTTTGGCATTCTACCGATGCAGACTCACTAACTTTTGTAATTAAAGTTTTGCACTCAGCATTTAAAATTTCAGTTGCCTTAATATTAGCATTTTGACATTCTACGGCCAAGTTAGTTGATGCTTTAACCGTTACATTCTTGCAAGTAACATCGATAGACTCCTCCGCCATCACATTGGCATTCTTACAGTTAATTATCACTCCTTCAGTTTTGACGTTTATTTCTTTAGCTGAGGTAATATCAATAATTCCTTTTGGCTTTAAAGTAACGAATGAACCATCGAAGCTAATAAGCATGTCGGTATTATTTTTAGCTGGACTTTTATTGGTAAAAGGACAGAGGCCCATAATAGCTACGGCATCGCTTAAATGGTGACTTCTCATACTCTTTGGCTTTACCTTTTTCCCGCCCAGTAGCCACGCAGTACTATCACGATCTAAAAACATAACTAAGCAAGTATCGCCACGTAATACAGGCATAGTAATTGAAGCACCACCGCATCTAGGGAAGATTACCGGCACGCCAGATAATACCGGGTAGTCTAAGCTTGTTCCATTTTGATATAACTCTTGCATATCAATCTTTATATCCGCTTTTTGCGTCTTGAAATCATAGCTCTCGATAGAAGCTGGCATAGCTACCCTTACCCCGCCTGATATTTTGCGCATCAAATCATTAATAACTTCCGCTTGTCCTTTGCTCATTTTTCCCTTTTAATTAAATTGCGATTACTTCCATATCGCTATACCAATCATTGCCCCTAGTATCACCCTTATGAGTTATTTTCTGTATCTCATATTTGCCATTTAAATCCTGACTCTCAATGGCGATAATATCATTAACTTGCAAATGAGGTTGGAGCAGGGCCTGCACCGAGTTTATTTTTCTATCTTGTTTAGTAATACTTGATTTTTCTAGCCTCCTAGAGACTTGTTTTACCGATTCTGGATGAAGAATTAACCCATTTTTAGGAGTGAGTAACATAATCTCAGAGCTAAGCGATTTCTTAGTTCCTTTGATAGTGATAATACCATTCTGCACCGACCACTCAAACCCAAATTGGATACCTAAATTATTCAGTATTTGATCAAGAGACCCAAGGTCGGAATAGCCATTATCAATAGTCTTGCTCTCATCAACATCTATTAATCTAAAGACAAACTGATTATTACTTTTTGTTCTTAAATTATCCAGTACATTACCGAGTTTCAGTTTAGATTTGCTTGAGAAACTGATACTTAAGGGGTTATCCCTAATTTTCCGCAAACCCTCGGCTATATAAACTTCAGTAACTACCTCAGTCTTGTCTCTGTTATGCTTTATCTTAGAGATATCGCCCTGTCCTATTTCTATGAGACCTTTATTTTTCGCATAACCTGCAAAGATTCTAACTAAGGCATCTTGTTCCGTTATAAGTTTTCGAGTGCTAGGAGCAAGGTTATAAATCTCAATCTTTGCCGTATTTTCTTTGGCATTCTTTGATTTTACAATTTCGAATTGTATCTCGGGCTTGGGGAGCAGTGGAACAGCCAACCGACTTAAGCTCTCCCTTATAATGTCTTTGCTTGTTTTGTTACTTCAATATAATGAGCGTAAGTTGCCTCTCCGGGTAATGAGC